TTCGCGGCCGCGTCGACCAACTCTCCCGACTTGGCCTCGATCGCCGGATACAAGTACCGGCCCTTCTTAAGCCGCGGCCGGTGCTGCGTCCCACGACGCCTTCCGACCGGCCGGAGAGTCCCGCCGAAATCGAGCCACCCGTAGTACGGGACGCGCTTCTTGCCGCCGACGACGTAGATTGTGTTCCCGCCGGACACAGACCGCAGCGAGCCTGCCGCCTGGCCTGTCCGGACCGGGACGCGGCTTCTCGCGTCGCGGGCGACGACGTCCGCGGCCGACTTCATATCGGTCCGCAACGCCTTCACCATCTCCGGGTCCATGCGCCGCAACGCGGCGCGCAACTCCCGAAGGCCCGTGACGTAGAGAGTCTGCTGGCCGGCCACTCAGGACGTGTTGCGTGCGAGGTCGCCGGCCGCGGTGGCCTGCAACGTCACCGCCGCCTGGTCGCCGACACTCGAGCCGAGCGGACCGTACGACTGGATCAGCGCCGTACCCGAAAACGACGGGTTCGTAGCTGTCACCGACCCGCTGGTCGGCTTGAACGTCGCGAACGTGGTCGACCCGACGAGGCTGAACAACGTCGCGTCGACCTCCGACGCGGCGAAATCCTGAAGGAACTCGACGTTGTACGACCAGTTCTTCAGCCCGCCCGCAGCCGAACGAGTCGAGTCGCCCATCGCGGTGTCGTCCTGCTCCTCGACCGAATAGTCGATCGTCGCCGACCGGACATGGTCGGACAGGTCGACCGAGTTGATCACCACTGAATAGTCCGTGGCGACGAAGGTTGCCATCTTTGCTCCTGACGCGAGAAAGCCCCCTCTCGGGGGCCTGAACCGATAGGGGTTGTTGCCGGGTTACGCGATGCCGGCGGCGACGACGAACGTGAAGCTCGGCGAGCCGCCGCCGATCGTGTAGGACACTCGCCAGTAGTCGTCGGTGACCGCACCCGCGACCGACGACCATTCCGACGTCACCGCGCCTGCTTGGGTGAACGTGATCCGCGCCGTCGCGGAAGTCATGTCCTCGTTGTCATCCGACTGGACCACAACATCGAGCGTCGGAGTCGACCCCGACGCGGCGAGGACGTGCAGCGACGCGTACATCCGTTCGCCTGCGGCGACCGCGCCGAGCTGCGGTGCGGGCTGCGGGGCGGCACCAGACGAGGTGCGGGCTGCCGAATCGGCGTGGAGCAGTTGACCGCGCACCAGCGGCACCCCACGGCCGGTCCCGGTAAACGAGAACGCCGACATGTCCCCGACCGACGCGCCCAACGGGTTATAGGCCGTCTGCAACGGCTGGGTGAGAAACGCCCTGCCGGCCTCGGTGTAGCCGTTCGGACAGAACGTGAACGGTGCAGCCCGAGTGCCGACACCGTCGAAGACAGTCGAGTCGGGATCCGCATGGTCGTGGAACCCGCCGATCGAAAAGCCGACCGTTGTCAGGCCACCCTTCGCGATCCGGGTGTTCTGCTGCAGCGTCGTAGCGTCCTGTTCCTCGACCGCGTAGTCGAGAGTCACCTCACGGGTGTACGACGACAGATCCAGCTGGTCGTAGTAGACCGCCGCGTTCGGGCCGAAAACGTAGACAGCCATCAGTCACCCCTCGTCTTCTTGACCGGGCGGGGCTTCACAACCTCGACGTGGCCGGCGCGGACCGCCCACGCGACCCAGCCGGCGTCGTCGGTTGTGCCCGTCTCGCCCGGCTTCACCCCGCGGACGGTGTGGTTACCGACCACTCGGAAACGTGGCATGTCAACTCCTCGTCGCAAGCACTTGCAGCGTGAACGTCGCACCCAGGTAGGTGACGTCGTTCCACGTGACCGCGCCGTAGTCGCCGACCCGTTCGACGATCGTGTCTTCGACCGACCCGTTCAGGGTCCGGTCGGCTTCGAGCGCGTCGATGATCGAACTCGACTCGGCTGTCCCGGCCGACAGGTACGCGTCGAGCGCGTCCTGCGCGGCCCGATCGACGGACCGTTGCACGACGACCGTCACGTCGAACCGTGCGACCGCCCGCTGCTTCCCCATCGCCGGGTGGAACTCGACGAACGGGTCGCCCGGCGCGACCACCGCAGCCGGGACGACCACCTGGTCGGGGACCGTGTCGTAGGTGCGCAGGCCCGTCACCGTGGCGAGCAGGGTCTTCAACTCGTCGCGGATCGTCGCGAGGTTCACGCCACCGCCACCCCGCCGTGCCGCCGGTACGGCGCGAGGAGCGACGCGACCTTCGGGTTGTCACGCACCCTGACCGCCCCGTAATCGCCGAACCCGGCGACCCCGAACGGAGCGTCTTTAAGCTTGAACACCTCGGTCGCGAGGATCAGGCACGCCGTCTCGACCGTCTCGGGGATCGCAGCCCAACCCCAATCGGCGGTCACCTGCACCCGAGCCCTACGTCCCGTAGTCGGAAACGTGTTGGACTCGACCGCCCGGATCCGCGAGTACGGCAGCCCCTCGAGGCCCCCGTCGGCGCCGTTCAACGGTTCGAGCTGATAGTCGTCCGACGAGATCGTCGTGTCGAACGTGCCGGTGTCGCCCGTGTCGGTCTGAAGCACCAGCCCGGTCGAGGTGGAGATGTCGTCGACGTGCACGACCCGCGCGTTGATCGGGTAGTAGGTCCGTGCCGAGGTTGTGCCGTCGGCGTAGAAGCGCCGCAGGCAGAACCCGTCGATCGCGCGAGACGCGGCATCGATCGCCTGGTTGAGTTCGGCGTCGTCGACCGTGTCAGAGATCGCCAGGTACGACTTGAGCGTCGCGGTCGACGTGTAGCCGTTCGTCGGCATTCAGCCACCTCTCTCGCCACTTCGCCTGCAACAGTTCGACGTTGCGTTGCACGCCCGTCCACCGTTCCGGACCCGACGCCGACTCGAGATGCGTCACCACCGACCGGGCGCAGTAACGGACGTTCCATCCCGCGTCGCGGGCCCGCAGACAGAAGTCGACGTCCTCGTAGCCGTTCCAGAACGCCTCGTCGAAGCCGCGAAGCGTCTCGAACACGTCGCGTCGGACCGCCATGCACGCGCCGGTCACCGCGGTCACGTCACGGTCTTCGTCCCAACCCACGTCCGGTTCGCCCCGGCCGCAGTTGAACGCGGTCAACAACCCACGGTCGTCGTACACCTCGACGCCGGCGTGCTGGATCGTCCCGTCCGGGTAGACAAGCTTCGAGCCGGCGACACCGTGCGTTAGTGCTGCGTCGCAGAGCGGGTCGAGCCATCCGGGATGGCAGACCGTGTCGTTGTTCAGAAACACGAACACGAGACCCGACGCGACCGCCGCACCCTGATTACAGGCCCGGGCAAACCCGCGGTTCTGCCGGTTACGGACGACCGTGTCGGCCAGGCCGTACATCTCGACCGTGTGATCGGTCGACGCGTTATCGACCAGGATCCGCTCGGCTGTTTCGTGTTCGATGCTCATGAAACAGTCGAACGTCAAGTCGGCCCGGTTGAACGCCGGGACGATCACCGAACGCATCTGAGCGGCGCCGGGTCGTACACCAGCCCCTCCTCCGAGCAGAGCCGATCCCATTCGGCGTGCAGCTCGGCGTCGGATCGTGCGCCGGCCGTCCGCCAGTGGGTTCCCTGCGTGAACGGCAACGTCGTCAGGTCGAGAGCGGCTTTGCCGTGACGGACCTTCGCGACGTACTGGTCGAACGTCCGATACTGGAAATGTCTCAGAGCGAGGCCGGCGCGGATGTCGCCACCCGGATGCGACACCGCATGGTTGCCTTCCGCGAGCCGTGCGTCCGGGTGGTATCGGAACGCGACCTTCGGGAACACCTGCGGGACCGTCCGCCGATGCCCCATCGACCGGAACGGATGGCCGGCCGGATCGCCATGGTGGGCGAGGTGATCCCAGCCCTGCGCGACGAGCACGTCCGCGTCGCAGCCGGCGAGCACCTCGCCGATCGTCCCGCCCGGCGAATACCAGACCTCGTCGGCGTCGAACGGGACCACCCACGTCGCACCCCGGTCGCCGGCCTCGTGCGCCAGCGCCGTCATCTTCCGGCCCTGGTAGTGGGCCGGGTCGTCGTCGTCGAGCACTTCGAGGCTCGGAAACGACCGGGCCAGATCCTCGAGGATCTGACGGGTTCCGTCCGTCGATAGGTTGTCGGCGACCAGGATCGAGTCGATGCCCTCGCCGTACAGGTGCCGGACGGTCGCCTCGGCGATGTCGGCTTCGTTGTGGAACATCGACACGGCGACGATCATCGGCACTTTCGGGCTGGACAACCGACGTACACCCCCGGGTCGACCAGGTCATCGACAACGACTGCGCCGGCACCGACCGTGACCCGATCGCCGACCGTCACCAGATTCGCGATCGTCACGCCCGCGCCGATCCGGCACACCAGCCCGATGTCCACGTCGCCGCAGATGTTCGTGCCCGGCCCGACCGTCGTGTACGCGCCGATCCGTGCCCGCGTCGCGAACACACCGACGTTCAGATGGACGTGGCAGCCCAACCGGACGTCGTTAGCGAGCGTCACCCTGGGGGACAGCACACAGCCCGGCTGCGCAACGACCCGAGGCCCCAGATAGGCCGTAGGGGCGGCGACCGCCTCCGCGGCGGTCCACCCGTCGGCGTCGAGACGCTGGCAGAGCCAAAACCGCTGCTCCGAATCGTTCACACCCGCGACGAACTCGCGAGGCCCGACAACCGGCCCGGCACCACGCTCGGGGTACTTGTCGTCTACGAGCGCCAGCCCCGACCAGGCCGCGATATCGACACCGTGCCCGCCGGCGCCGACGATTACAGCCGCCACCCCGGAGCCCTCCGAACACCGATATGCCGGCAGCGGGGCGGATCGCCACGACGGCCGTAGAAACCCAACCGGACCTCAGGATCGGTGAGCAACAAGTCCGTGAACCCGCGCTCGTTGCCGTCATGCCAGCCGAGCCCGTACACCCACCTCGGGATCACACACGGGTTCAGCGAGAACAGCCGCCGGTGCGACAACCAGCCGTCCTCGTCGGTGTAATCGCCCGGGTCTTTCTCGACGATCCCGCCCGCCGCCTGCTCCTCGGCGTTCCACGGCTGACGCAACAGACACAACTGCGCCAGCTTCGGCTCCGCGGCGACGACGTCGACCAGGCCCTCGACGTCGACCGGCGCCGGAAACGTGAAATCGTCCTCGAGGTGGAACACGAAATCGGCCTCGGCGTGGCGCCACGCGTCACGGACCGTCGCCGCCAACCCGACCCGCTCCGGATGCGACACGACCCGATAGTCCAGCCCCGACAGCCACTCGCCGTAGCTGCGGTCGCCGGAATCGTCGATGATCGTCCGAGCCGCCCAGCGGGCCTGCAACATCCCGACCGTCTCGAGCGTCCGAGACAGACACTCGGCCCGCCCGTCAGTAACGATCAGCAGCTCAATCGACGGTCGCGTCCGCGACTGCGGATGGCTTTGCGTCGTCAGCGGCATCGTCA